GTCGTAAGTCACGCCGTTTTGCCACAAGTACAGCTTCGTATCTGTAGCGATTGCTGCCCATCGCTTGGCATCGAGAGATGACCAGTCTTTCAAGCGGCGACAGGTGCCAATGAAGTTCGGCTCCAGCCGCACCCAGCCACCGATCTTTTCTGCCAGACCCTTGCGAAAGCGAACCTTGTCTGCGAGGAACCACTTACCAATAGCACCACGCTCGCTCTCTTCGGTGTAAACACCTGCGCCTATTGGTAATTGAAAGATTTGCTTTGTTGTCATATCAATTAAACGATCGTAGCGTGCAAATACCCTGATGCCAGAATTCCAGAAGAGCCTACCGAACGAATCTCGTAAAGAGACCGGGTGTCTGTTGTACCACTGCCGGTTATCGACCAGACTCGATCAGACCCAAGCGCAATCCATGTATCGATAGCAGCTGCCTCTACACTCCATGCTGTACCAAAGAAGTGCCCACTAACGGTTCGTACCTCGAAGTCGGCTCCTGTTGCAACGGCACCAAAGGGTCCGCCATACCAGTTATTCGAATAATTCGTATCCGGTGTAGCGCTTGAATTGAATGTCAGCAGCCCGACGCTTGAGAATGTCCATCCCACCGTCTGTACGCCGCCACCAAAGCCACCGTTGTTGTAGATGATCTGCTCAAGCTGAGCATAACCTTCGGTTGTTTGCCCAAGCAGTCGCATCTCACTGATTAGTGTCGCTTCGGTCTTGACTCCGTTATAGACAATCGTTGCGCTATTGGTTGGCAAAAATGCCGATCCGGCTCTTCCGCCATGTCCGCCGTAATACGCACTAATACTAGTATCCGCGTCCCCGGTGTAACCACCGAGACCGAACTCGCCACCATTGCCGCCGATGTTTAGACCGCTGCCAGCCCCAGCTCCACCTACGCCAGCGCCAGTTGGTCCGCCGTCAGTCCCGTCTGTTCCGGGCGGGCTGCCGATATTGACGCCTGCTGATCCACCTGTTGTTACGGCAAAGCCTGCACCACCACCACCACCACCGCCAGCATCTCCACCTGCGCCAGTATCATCGTAAGCTGCACCACCACCACCACCACCACCACCCAATAGGTAGCCATCATCAATATCGATGTTGACTGTGAACCCGTTTGAGGAAAGCGCAGGACCACCACTCCCACCAGCAGAGCCGGGAGTGCCAGTCGCGCCGTTATCATTGCCACCGTCGCCCCCGTTCCCACCCAATCCGACAACGCGTCCACCGTTGATACAATTGATTTGGAAGGTTGAGCCAGCTGTCCAGTCGGCAGTGATTTGAATATCACCTGCATCAGCGCCATCAACAACAAGAACCACCTCTCGCGGTCCCACAGGGCTGCCAAGATACACCCATAAATTACCGATGTAGGTGTCCAGCGTTATCGATGCTATCGTCTCAGAGCCGCCAGCAATTAAGGGTGCTGGTATTCTCCACATTAACTGACGTCCTTCAGTATCGACCCAATCCATCGATTACCGAACGCAGTATTCGTGACGTACTCGAAAGCCAGATAGTCAACATCACCTACACCCGTCGAGAGTGTTGGCGCAACGCCGCTTGCCCAGACAAACGTGCTTGCCTGATATGTCAGCGTGTGTGGCGCTCCAACGCCCTGCTCAACGACGAGGGAGAACTGTGCGCCATTGGTGGAATTGAGTGGCGCTGCAAGGTTCTCACCGCCAGTCATTTCGTGAAAGAAGGTATTGCTCAGTGCGAGGTCTGCGGTAATTGTGCCAGCCAGATCATCAGCCATGGTGAGGCGTTGTGTTACCTGCCCAGCTGTCCATGTGTTCGCTGACGCATTTTGCACATAATTTGCTGCTGCTACACCACCAAGCGCGTCTGCATCAACTGCTGATGTCGCTGTTGTTGCCAGCGTCGCTGTCTCTGCATTAGTGCCAAGAATATCTGTGCCATCGCAGTAGCAGAACTGGGCTTTTGCAGCCGGGATGGTGACACCAGCGCCAGTCGTAGTCTTGAATGTAATGACCTGTGCGCCAGTCGTGTTGTTGACAACCAGCCACATTTTCTGCGGGAAGTTTGCAAAACTGTCCACAGGAACATTGACGTTACGCGGGACTGCAAGCGCCGTCCCTGTGATATTGATAATGCCGTATCGGTAATGACTTGCAACGTCCCCACCAACGGTGGCATCCAACGTGCCGTCAGCTGATGTGACATCGATGGTCGTAGTATCAAAGCTGTCTTCCAGCAGCTCCAAGACGCTGTTGTTCAAAACGTCGCCCCACGTATCTGCGTTGTCGTTCAGATCCTGAAGCGTCATGGCGAGAAGATCGGATGTAAATGACATGACTTATCCCTGCTGACTTTGGTTGAGAGGTGCCGCTGGAACCACAAGCGGGGTTAAATGATAGTGTTGGTTCATCATCTCGTAGGTTTCACGTTTGGCTAATACCAGCACCTCTGCATACTCTGACTTCCACTTTTCAACACGATCATCAGCCTTGAGGAAGTTTTCAGCCTCTGCCAGACATGCCTTGAACAACGCATCATCTTGGTGCAATGACAACCACGTGGTCGGATTTCCTGCGGACAGGCGTGTCGGTCGCGTAATGCCGCGACAGTTAACGGAGTAAATTCCGTCAGGGATCGGTGAAAGAAGCCAATCAGTCTCAGTCTGTTCAGCATAGAATCGTGGTGGAGCTGTTGCCCCTATCACCTGATGATCCCTGACGTAATCGATCGATCGCAGCTCAAGCCAAGTGCGCACGCCTGCGTTGTCATAGTAAAGCGACTGCCACGTTACCAACTCAGTATCCGTAACAGGTTTTGTTAGCGTTTCAGTGGCATTGGCAGTCGCGGCTGTGTCATCTGATTTGAATAACGAAAGGTCAAGATCACGCCATAAGCGCATCTCACCCAAGTTGATCACATCATCAATTGATCCTGTGAATTCAGCGTCGTCATCTTCAAGCCATAACTGAAGGTTGTCGGTGAGTTCTGTATACGTTTTGTTACTCATGTTTCACCCAGATGGAAATTATTGCCAGAGGTCGCCGTACCAGCAAACGCTGTTGTGAATGGCAATGAGAACACGGGTGTGCTGCCATTTGCTGAAGCGTATCCATCAACAATACGAGACACGAAGTACACGCCACCACCGTCAAGCTCGATGAATAGCCACTCGTTCCATGGCTCAAGCGCAACAGCCGTCGTGAATGCGACTCGCGTCTCTCCACCAACAAGCGTCTGTGCGATTGTTCCTGCTATTGGCGCAGCTGTTGTCGTCGGCGTCGTACCACCATCTTGGTTCTCTGGATCGCCGTAGCCTGCTTCAATTGATATCTCAGGAGCAGGACGATAAAGCGCAATAGGATCAGTTACTTCCACTGGAATTTCTTGCGGGTGCTTGGGTTCCCACCAATCGGGATGTACGAGCAGTCCCGATATATGACCGTCTTCAACCAGATCTCGATAACGCATCTTCTGCCCTGAGCGCTGACACTCGGCAATTGCGTATCGACCTTTTGCGTATTGCTTGCTCATCGGTAACTCGTCGCTCCACCCCGTCTGCGTCGTCGCCCTGAACCCGGAACGATGCGCACATCACCACGCTCACGGACGGCATTTTGCGCGTCCCTGAAGGCGATCTGTGCTTTCTGGTACATGGATGCTTCGATCTCTGGTGGCGCAAACTTCTCTGCCAACCGGAAGGCAAGACCGTACGCGAATGCGTCGTACATGTAGTACGGGATGTCTGCGTTGTCGGCTGCGGTGTCGGAGTCTTCGAACTTACGAACACCATTAAAGACCAGCTCGTCAGTCGAATTTTCGGGCACGGTCCATAGGATCATGGTAATACCGTCGCGTCCCTTATCGATAAAGACACGATCAGGTCGCCCCTCAATGTCCTTGTCTGGAATGTTGAGATATTCGGAACGTGGCATGAATGTGACTGGCGTATCAACACCATCACGACGCAACACCATGTCGATGATTTCCAGTAGATTAGAGTTCGTGATATCGAAGTCAGTACCAGCAACATAAGATGACTGACCCTGCGTCACCATCATGGTCTCTTCCACAATGCGAAAGTTGTGGTAATCCTTCGTTGCCCAGTCAGCAAACATGAAGCGCATGGAGCGCCGCGCAGACAGAATGTGCCGAGACGTAATCTTGGCAGGGTCTATCCGACAGCGCTCCAGTGCTTCATCCACCAGCTCAGCAAGATCGGGATTAAATATGTAAGTCCCTGATGTCGCCATCTGGTTATCCTTGAGCTATGTGATAACTAACTGATCCAGCTACACCTGCTGTGATGTTGATACGAACAGCGAATATCGGCGAGGTCAGCGCCACTACTGCTGACACTGACCCAGATGCGATGGCATTCGTCCACACAGCTGCTGTGGGTGCCACGTAGCGACTTGCATCAAGCCCGGTCGCTATGTTCACCGCAGACAATGCCGCTGCGTCATACGTGATATTTTGAATGGTGGTGTCCACCGTGAAGGTGACCGTGCCATTCGCAATGACCTGTATGTTCGTATCGTCTTTTGGCTCGACGATGATATACGTTATGCCGACCCCGACAGGCGTCGTACCAGTGTAGGGTCGTGTACGGGAATGTCCCATAAGTCACCCCTTAGTCGTTGACTGCACCGTCATCGTCGAACGTGTACGTGATATACACATCAAACGTGCCGCCAGTGGCATTTGTTCCGCCACCGTCGCTGACAGTAACTTCAGCACGCTCAGCCAGTGGAGTACCAAGTAACACACCGCCACCGCTGCCCATGGTTGCACTTATATCTAATGTAATGTCAAGACCGTCTGCCAGAGCATCGTCGTCTGGTGTTGCCAGCTCAAGCCCGACATCGAGCAATGGATTTGTGCCGCCAGTTGCTGCGCTATTTATTTCGACGCGAAGAGGAATGGCACCGATTGGCATAAACTTGCCAGTCAAAAGCCCTGCCCCAGCAAGAGTCGCGTCAAGCCCTCTTATTGCCAAAACAACCGGCACTACTGCCGCCGCTGCTACCCGTGTTGAATCTCCGTGGGCACGCCAGTACCCAGCCGTTGTGCTTCGCTTTCCCATCTGTCTGTCTCCAGTCTCTTATCGAGTCTTCAGGGTAAAACCAAAATTAAGAACAGCGTCGAGTGGCTTAGGTCACCCACAATGTGGTGGAATACTGGAAATCCAGTACGGCAAAACCATACCACCCGACACTGTTCAGTCCGCTTACGTGCTACCAGAGCTGCCAAAAGCACCACGGTAGTCAGACCAACCGAACGAATAGCGTTCACGCGCCTTGTAGCGCATGTTGCCGGTCTCGAAGTCGCCTTCAAGTCCACGTTGGATGTTCTTCCTGACCATGTGTTTCAGTCCGTCGTTACAGTCTGTAATCAGCGTCCACTGACTCGCATCAGTCAAACGGTGATTCTTGTAACAACCCCCCGGAATCATGCCCATCTTCTTGATGGCATTCACGTCGTTGTCAGCAGTACCGGGACGGTACGGGCTGGTCAACAGGCGCTCTGCAACAAACATCAAGTCGGGTGGCACGATCAGTTTCATAACACGCACAGCGATTGGGATGCCGCGCTCGTCCACGAACTTACTGACTGCAATACAGGCTTCCTCAAGGGAAGTCTCTGACAGATCAGCTTGAGTCGAGAACGTATTCGCCTGCACACCACCACCGAAGAGCGGATGAAGCGTAGAGAACAATTCAACCCCATCACCGCCCGGAAAGGCAGAGTCGTAGCCGTTGTTCAATATCGCAGCACCTTTAACTTCCTTGGTGTGTTGCATCGAGCGAGCGAGCGCTTTGCTGTACTTGTTACCGATGGACCCGTAGAGATTGTCTTCCTCAGCCTCTTCCGTGAGCGAGAATGCCAAGGCAATCGTCTCATGGACATACCTAGAGACAAACGCCTCGCCACCTTGATCGTACGCAACAGGTGCGCCTTCCGGCTTCACAGGTGCGCCAGACAAGCCAGCAAGCAGTACGTCTTCTTCGTATGCTTTGGTTGAGTTTTCTACGGCGTAAATTGGTCTCCATTCCTGCTCGTAACGTCTGTACTCCAGACCGAACACGGTGTTGAGACCTTCCTGTAGCTCCTTCCTAAAGCGAGCGCGATTCATAATAGCCATTGCTTATTGCTCCCTTTAGTTTAAGCGTCCCAGACGTAGTATTCACCTTCGGCAATCATGCACTCGACGCGAGAAAACGCCGTGAGGATGTCCGACTTGTAAATACCATCTGGAGCTGGTGCTGCACGAAGCAGCTTTAGTTGAAGGATTGTAGCAGCAACGCTTGCGCCGTTGATTTCCATTCCAGAAACACCAGTTGCGGCATTACCCGCGTGCGTCTGAAGAGAATCGGCATAGCCGAACAGATCGGCTTCAAGAATTCCTACGTCTACTTGTGCTGTGTACACGATATTCTGATCCGTATACACATGAGCTTCGGCTGAAACACCGCCTAGCGTGGCAGTACCCGACACCCACTGTTTTGCCCATACGACATCGCCATTTGCAGCGGTGTAGTTGCAGCCAGCAAAGACACCAAGAATGCGTGTCGATGCAGCGGCAGCTACGTCAATATGGACGCCATCAGCAGTAGCGTCGATTATTACCAAATCACCGAGAAAGATGTCGGATGCCAGACCATCAGCAATTTTGAAATCGCCGTTGAATCTGACCGTTCCACCATTACGATGATAGCTAGGAGTGAAGCCGTTCGGTGTATCTATATTCAT